GCGAAATGGACGTCCACCGGTTGTCAATTCTCTATGGAACCTCTATCCTAAGAAGTACGGTAAGGCCATTTTGAAGCAAGTACGAAATGTTTCGAAGGTCTCTCCAGCAGGCAAGAAAGCATATAAGAAAATAGAACGCGCATTAGATCTACTTTACCATCATATAGGAACAAAGAAGTATTTTGGTAAGTTGTTTCCGACAGTAGATTTTAATGAGCTGATTAATGTTCCTCTTGCTTCCTCTGCAGGACTTAACGCGGGGGCCAAGTCCGAGGTCCAGATTGGGCACACTTCCCTGAGAATTAGTTCATGTGGTAAGAAGTACGAAATCTTTGAATCTGATGTTCGAGATCTGATGGATTTCCTAGCAGGAGGTGAAGAGCCAGCAGTCTACTTCAATGATTCACCCAAAGGTGAAAACTTCTTTGTTCCCAATAAGAGGTTTGACGATGATAAGTGGAATGAGGCTCTGGAAAAGCTTAGGATCTTCGTAATACCGTCCTCCGTTTTCGTCATAGCTGAACGTTTGTGCTCTAAACTTCGAATGATGTTAGAAAGAGGTACCGTAATTCAGATAGGGCACAAATGGCCACGAGGCGGAGCAGATCGCCTTGCTCGAATTCTAGGAATCGACGTCATCAACTGTTGGCATCGAATAATGGTTGAAGGAGACGTAAAGAATTTTGATCAGGGCGTCCTCTTCACCTTCCTTGAGGAGTATGTGTCTTTCGGTTTGGTTTATGATCATCCAGATAACCCATTTTTACCCTACAGAAAGAAACTCACGCGCTTCATCATAAAGAACTTGGTTGCGCGGATAACTCATCTCTTTGGTCCGGTGTGGGGAGTTCAGACAGGAGGTATGCCTTCAGGAATATTCAATACGTCACATGGCGACTCCTGGATGATGGCGTTGTGGTTTTACATGTTTCTCGTTCATCAAATTGATCGTGCTCCAGACGATCTAAAAGAGAAGCTTGAGGAAGCTGCCCTCCGTATGATTATCATAGTCTATGGTGATGATCATGCATGGAATAAGACGTTAGACACTGATATTTCTACCTATTTCTCTGGTGTAGAGTTCGCTCGATTCATGTCAGAGGCCTTTGACATACCTATTCGAGATCTGGAAGATGGCATACCTTTCTGCTCGCGTACAAGGAACGGCTTTATAGTCGAGAAGGGGCTCACTTACCTTCGACACCAATTTGTCCTCAATCATAACAAGTCAAAAGGACAATCCACGTTCCTTCCGTTCCGGGAAGCAAACGAGTA